CACCCGCGTTCCCATCGCCGCTAGCCTGCCCGCATCTGCACCTACCCCGAAAAAAGGTGGCCGAAAAAGCGGAGTTTCACCCGCTCGACAAAGCGAATTGGAACGTTGGCGCGAACGTCTGGAGACTCTGGAGCAGGAATTGGGATTCCGGGAGGAGCGGATCCGCGCCGCAGAAGCGGCCCTGGGCGAAGAGCTGATTCGTCAGCTAGATCGTGCCCGAGCTCTTACCGCGCAACTTGAGGTACGAGTGATCGAAGATCATCGCCGGGCGGAAAAGATCATGACGAGCATACCGAGACCCGCACGGGCTCGGGAGAGGGGTCACCATCTTGCAAGCTGATCCGTTGAGCCAGGCCACTGACCGCCTCTTCGATGCCCTCGACCGAATGACCGTCGCGCTGGGTCAGCTAACAGCGCTGACCAGGTTGACGCTGGCCAACCAACAACCCCCACCCCAGCAGCAGCTGCCGGATGACGAAGTCGAACAGATCGCATTCCCGATTGAAGTCGCAGCCAAGATCAGCGGCTTGGGTCGAACGACACTGTTCGCGCTCGTCAAGTCTGGCGAGCTCAAGTCGATCCGTGTCGGGCGCCGACGCCTGGTGACCCGGGAGGCCCTGCAGGACCTACTAACACGATTCGAGAAATGATCGACCATGGGTTTGATGGATCCGATGACAGGAACGGCGGTGGCGACCATGGCCTGGCGCGTGGCGGGGAGTCTTGACCAGCTGCTGGCGGAGATCAACGCGTCGGCGCCGAACCGGAGCAAGGCGAGCGACGGTTCGATCGGTGATGAGGCGCACCAGAGCACGGATTCGGACCACAACCCGCACTGTTGCGGATGCGTGGTCACCGCGCGGGATTTCACCCATGACCCGAACAACGGTTTCGATTCGTACGCCTACGCCGACTGGCAGCGGCGGCGTTGTAAGGGCGAGATCCTGATTGGTGGTCAACGGGAAACGCGGGTCAGCTACATCATCAGCAACCGGCGGATCGCCAGCCCGGACAGTAACTGGGCCTGGTGCGACTACTACGGATCGAACCCCCATGACAAACATGCCCACGTCAGCGTCGACTGTACCGGCGAGGGCGGGGCGATGGACTCCACGCAACCGTGGGGATGGACAGGAGACGACGACGTGTCAGCAGGAGAAGTGTGGTCGGCGGATGTGAATCCGAGCGAAGACGAAAGCTATACCGCGTCAGGGGCGTTATGGACATGTTTCCAACGCACCGGCTATCTCGGCAACGAGTTCGCTCCGCATGTCAATAGCTCGCTCGCGTCGATGTCAGCCGACCTCGATGAGATCGAGATCGCCATGGAAAACATGCGCGGTCGGACGAGCAACGTTCAGAACGCGGTCGCGGATCTCGCCATGCAAGTCTCGGGGCAGACGCAGCAGACGCAGTACGTGCAGGAGCAGATCGAGGATCAGGGGCGCGCGTTCGGTGAGCTGCGATGGTTCATCGTCATCACGCTGCTGATCATGCTCGCCATCGGTGGGATCAACGCCTGGTCGCTGGCCCACTGACGATGGCCGAACGCCGCCGCCGGGACACACAGGCGATGTTCGACGTCCCACCGGGCCGTAAAGGGCGTGTCGAACGGGCCATGGATACGGCGATCTCCGCCGCCCGCCGCGACGGGATCCTGACCGAGCTCGACGCCGCAGCATGGAAGCTGGCCCAGGCGCAGGCCCGCGGCGTCGACGTCGCCGAGGGTGGCCAGCAGGTGTGGGCGCTCGCCCGTATCGGCGCCGAGCTGCGGGAAACGCTGCAGCGGCTGCGTCTGGATCCAGTATCGCGGGGGGGCCAAACCGATGACGTCAAGGATTTCCTCGCCGCCCTCGGCCAACCCCCAGCACCCGTCAGCCCCGCCCCGGTGGGCGAGCGCCCGTGACCCGACCCGGGCGACGTTCGGCGGCGCGGTCGCCCTGGTCGCGCAGGCCCTGGGTTGGCAGCTGCAGCCGTGGCAACGTCAGGTCGCCGATGTGGCCCTCGAGATCGACCCGACGACGGGGGAGTGGGCCCATCCCCTCGTCGTGTGCACGGTGCAGCGCCAGGCCGGCAAGACGGTGCTCCTGGGCGCGAACGCCATCCACCGCTGCCTGGCCGGGCCGGACCGGGAATGCTGGTCAACCGCGCAGGACCGGGTACACGCCCGCCAGTCGTTCATGAAACTCGTCAAGCGGGTCCGTCACGGGGTGATGGCGCCGCCGTTTACGAAGATCCGCGAGAGCAACGGGTCGGAGTCGATCAGTTTCCCCAACGGGTCCGCGTATGGGATTTTCGCCCCCAGTGACGACGCCCTGCATGGCACAACGAACGCGCTGGTGAACATCGATGAGGCGTGGAGTTTCGATGATGCCCGCGGCACCGAGCTCATGCAGGCGATCCTGCCGACGTTCGCCACGGTCGCCGGCCAGCTGTGGATCACGTCGGCCGCCGGCACATACCGCAGTACCTGGCTGCGGTCCCTGATCGAGGCGGGCCGGCTCGTGGCGGAGTCCGGCTCGACGACCGGCATGGCCTATTTCGAGTGGTCCATCGGCGAGGACACCGACATCGCGGACCTGGCCGCGGTCGCCGCCGCGCACCCGGCATGGGGGTACGGACTCCGCCCCGCTGCCCTCGCCGACGCGTCGCGGATCATGACGGCGGAAGAGTTCGCCCGGGCATACGGCAACCGCTGGCCGACGTCCGGCGGCGCCGATTCGGTCATCCCGTCGATGATCTGGTCTCTGGCCGCCGATGACATCGCCACCGCCCTGCCCGATCCCGGCGTCTGTTCGCTGGGGTTGGATGTGGGCCGTGACGGCGCTGACGCGGCGATCGTGGCCGCGTGGCGCGGCGGCGACGGCATTGGGCATGTTGAGCTCGTCGACTCCCGTGCCGGGACCAGTTGGGTGCCGCAACGCCTGGCGGAGGTCGCCGGCAGGTTGAAACCTCGGGCGATCCTGTATGACCGGATGGGCCCGGCCGTGGCGGTCGGTGATGCGTGCCAACGGGCCAGGGTCCGTGGGATCTCGCCGGTCACCCTCGATGACCTCGCGGGCGCGGCGTCGGCGTTCCTGACCGGACTGTCGGATCGCACCATCCGGGTCCGGCCACACCCGATCCTCGACGTGGCCGCCGCCGCGGCCACCCGCCGGACGGTCGGTGAACGGTGGGTGTGGGGCCGCCGCGAAACCGCCCAGTCCGTCGCGGCGCTCATCGCCGCCACCCTGGCGCTGTGGGCGTTCGACCACACCCCCCGTAAGACGTTCAAGGTCCTGTAATCACGCGGGGATACGAGGTACACCGATGCAGGTACGAATAGATCCAGAAGATGTGGCGTTCGCGGAGCTCGAGGACGCCCTGACATGGCGGAATTTCGCCGACAAGGTCGACCCCGACGGCATCCTGTCCGAAACCGAATGCGAGAAGCGGGCCATCGTGGCCCGGCGGGTGTTCCTGCTGCGGATGATCCTGCGGCGCAGCACCATCCGCAGCCGGCAGGACGAACTGGATCAGATACTGCGGACATACGCGGCAGACCTGGCGGCGGTCGATTTCCATCCGACACACACCGGCGACGACGCCCCCGATCCGCCGGATTCGGATATCGTTTCCTGTTGAGAGCATCCCCCACGATGTGGTCTCAACCCATGACGGGGGACGGTTCGCGCACAGATGTCAGAGCCCTGTGTGGCGACCGTCCCCCGTCATTTCGTATTTCTCACTTAGGATTGTTCCCGTGCCCTGGCCGCAGCTGGATGGACCCCGGATCGTCGGTGCGGCACTGCGCCAATTCGCCTCCGTGATGCGGTTCCCGTGGCAGCCGGGATCGGCGGTCATGCCGTCACAGCCGTGGAACCGGATCGTGTGGCCCGACGCCGCCGGCACGCCCGACGATGTGCCGCTGCCGATGACCCCGACCACCGCCGCCGGGATCCCGGCCGTGGGCCGGGCGATGGCCGTATATGCCGGGGCGATCCGGCAGATGCCGCTGGACGCCTATCGCGGGGACCAGCTGCTGCCCCGGCCGCGGCTGCTCGACCAACCGGACCCGAACGCCCCCCGCGGGTGGTGGGTAGGTGTGCAGGTCGAGGATTACCTGTACAACGGCAACGCCCTGGCCGTCATCACCGCCCGCGACGCCGCCGGCTGGCCCGCCGCCGTGACCTGGCTTCCGGCGAACTGGTGCCAGATCGGATGGGATCCCGCCCGCCCCGGCGCGGTGCAGTACCTGGTGAACGGGACGCCGCTGCGCGGCGACGACGTCGTGCATGTGCGCCGCGGCGCCGACCGGGCCTGCCCCGTGCGTGGGATCGGCATCGTCGAACAGCACATCCGCTCGCTCGAGCGTGTCGCCACGCAGGAAAGCTACGAGAAAGCCACCCTGCAGAACGCTGCGGTGCCGTCGGTCGCGGTCGTGTCCCCGAACCCGGACCTCGACCAGACCGAAGCCGACGATGCGAAGGCGAAATGGGTGGCCGGATACAGCGGCGGCCGGCGGCTGCCGGTGGTCCTGTCCGCCGGCACGCAGGTCATCCCGCTGGCGTGGTCGCCGGAGGATGCGCAGCTCACCGACGCCCGCCGGATGGCGCTGACCGACGTCGCGAACATGACGAACCTTGACGCCTACTACCTGGGCGCTCCGAACGCGTCCCTGACGTACCAGTCGCCGGGGGCGAACTTCTCGAATCTGCTGCGGATCAGCCTCGAGCCGGTCCTGTCCGATTTCGAGGATGTGTGGTCGATGGCGCTGCTGCCGCGCGGTCAGCGGCTGCGTTTCGAGCGGGTGCAGTTCACCCGCGACGATTTCGCCTCGACCATCGAGACTCTCGCCACGGCGGTCGCCGCCGGGATCATGACCAACGATGAGGCCCGCGGTTTCCTCGGGATGGCCGGCCCGGCCGGTCCGGCGTTGCTGGCCCCGACCGCCACGACAGAACCGAAAGGGGTCCCGGGATGAGTAGCGTACGGCGGGTGAAGGTCCGCGGCGGGCCGCGGATGTCCTGCCAGATGACCGACATGGACGCCAGCAGCAACCTGCGAACCCTCGCCGGACGCGCCGCCCCCTACGACACATGGACCTGCCGCGGCTGGCATATGTTGAGCCTCGCCCAGGGATGTTTCGACAAGAGCATTAAGGAAGCCGGGCGGAATCTGCCGCTGCTGCTGTGGCATGACGCGACGTCGTTCCCGATCGGCTACAACACGAAATGGACCTCGAAACCTGACGGCCTGTGGGGCGAATGGGCCCTCGACGACGGCCCGGAGGCCCAACGCGCCGCGAAGCTCGCCCAGTCCGGGGTGATGACGGGCCTGTCCGTGGGGTGGCAGCCGATCCTCAACGACTGGCAGATTTCCGACCTGCAGGAATGGAACCTCGACGACGTCTCGACGCTGGACCGGTGCACATTGGTCGAGGGGCGGCTGTATGAAACGTCGATGCTCTCCACGCCGCAGTACGAAGAGGCGCAGGTGACGCTGGTCGCGTCGCGCCGCGACACGCCGGCACCCGACGCCCGGCCGGCGTTGGACCGGTGGAAGTCCTGGCGCTCTACACTGTGAAACTGCGGGGCCGGTAACCCCAATCTCTTCCCCGATGTGCTGGACCGGCCCCCCTTACAACACCTATATGACAAGTTCCGCCCGACCTGCCGGGACACCGCCGGGACACCGCCGGACCCCCTACACGGGGGCACCACGGGACACCCACGGGGACACCCACGATCGGTTTCAGACGGCCACGCACGCTGCGTTGGCCTCCCGATTCTGTGTGGAGTGTGTGCCCATGTCCATGGCGATCCTCGACCGTTTCCAGTCCGAACGGCAGGAACAAGTAGCGTACGTAGATCACCTGTTGGGCGAGGTCGACGGCGCAGGCCGTGACCTGTCGGACACCGAGAAGGCATCCCTGGGCGCTGCCCGGGAACGCATCAACGCCCTCGACGAACAGATCAAACCCCTCGAGGAATTTCAGCAGCTGCGCCAGACGGCCGGGAACCTGCCATTCACCGCCCCGGGCGCGCCCCGGCAGCAGGCACGGTCCCTGTCGGCGACCGCGAACACCCCGACATACCTGTCGGCCGGGCACGCGATGCTCGACATCCTCGCCACCATCTCCCACAAGAACCACGAGTTGGCGGGCCTGTTCGGCCCGCGGCATGACGCCGCCGCGGCCCGGTTGGCGGCGCTGCGCGACAGCGACCGGATCGAACACGCAGCGAACCAGATCACGACTGACACGCCGGGCCTGCTGCCCGTGCCGATCGTCGGGTCGGTCCTGTCGACGATCGACGCGTCACGGCCGCTGATCTCCTCCCTCGGCGCCAAGGCGATGGGCGGGATCCCGGGCACGAAGTTCCAACGCCCCCGGATCACGCAGCACACGCTGGTGGGGAAGCAGGCTGCGGAGAAGACCGCCCTGGCGACGCGGCAGATGACGATCCAGTCGCTGGAATTCCTCAAGGAAACCTACGGCGGGTCCGTCAACATTTCCCGCCAGGACATCGACTGGACCTCGCCCACCGCGTGGGACATCCTCATCAAGGACCTGGCCGACAGCTACTCGATCGCCACCGAAACCGCGACCGCCACCGCATTCTCCGGCGTCGCCGGCATGGGTGGCCCCGTCACCGTCGAGTCGAACGACCTCGCCGGCTGGGCCACGGCCCTGTATGAGGCCGCTGCGCTGGTATACCAGGGATGCAAGCGGCTGCCCGACCGGCTGTGGGTGTCGCTGGATGTGTGGGCCGCGATCGGCCCCATCGTCGACACCGCCCGGCTCGTGTTCCCACCCGGCGCCGCCGGTGCCGGAAGCTCCTCGCTCGTGGCGTTCAGCGGGAACATGTTCGAGCTCGACCGGATCGTGGTCCCGAGCTTCCCCGCCGGCACGGCCGTCATCGGCGTCTCGAGCATGGCCGAATTCTATGAGGAACGGATCGGGCTGCTGACCGCAGTGGAACCGTCGATCCTCGGCGTCGAGGTCGCCTATGGCGGGTACACCGCGTTCGGTGTCCTCGAACCCAAGGCGTTCGCGGAGCTCACCGCCCCACCGGCGTTGCCGTAAGACGTGCCCGGGGGACTGGAGTCAGGGCGGGTATACACGGCGGGCTGGGGGGCCTCGAATCGTGACACCGCTAGAACCGGTCCCCCGGGCGCCCACACCCGCGAAGGGGGTCAGGCAATGGCGACCGTTCCCACGGTTGACGAGCTGCGGGCATGGCTGAAAGTCACGACCGCGGCGATGAGCGACGCCGAACTCACCGACATCCTCGCCGCGGAGGTTGAGCTGCAGGTCATGTCGTGCCGGATCCCCGACACCTGGCCCGCTGACACCGCCGCGTACCCGCCCCCGCTGCGGCTGGCGTTGTTCCGCCGCTGCGGCCGTAGTGTCGCCGCCCGCGGTGTGCCGCTGGGCCTGACCGGTTCCGAGGAGTACGGCCCGGCGCGGCTGCCGCAGTTCGACCCGGAGATCGAACGCCTCGAACGCCGGTTACGCAAGTTCGTCACGGCATAAGGAGAGTCGACATGAGAGACGACGACAGGACCCCGCAGCGGCACCCGGGCCGCCCGCCATCCGGGCCCCCGGTACCGCATGACCCGGAACCGGCGCCACCGGCGCCGCCGGCGCCCAACCCGACCGATCCCGACGACGACGAAGTCTTCTAGGTGAGGAGTAGTTCGTGTTCACGATTCAGGCGGTAGCACGGCGGGCCAGTCTGCTCTCCGTGGCCGCGCTCGCCGCCGCGACGCTCGGCGTCCCCGCGGCACACGCCATGCCCATCCCCGAGACGGCCGACACCGCGGCGGCCAGCGCGCCGCAGACCATCGCCGGCACCGACCACGACGACCGGGACCGGGTCCGACCCCGACCCACCGTCACGTTCGAGCAGCGGTGCGAACGCCGCCTGTGTTTCATCCGCGTCCTGATCGACGACGGTCGGATGCTGTGGAGCTGCCGCCCAGGTGTGCGGCGATCCAGCCGCGAGGAGGTCGACGCCGTTGACGTCGACAGCGTGCTGCGCACCGCAGGCCGCGGCCACGACGACGATGATGGCGACTGGTGGGATGACGACGATGACGTCCTGCGTCCCGTGACCACGCGGCTGCGGCTGCGGTGCGTCCCCACGGACCGCTGACAAACCGTCATGGTCGATCTGGCGCAGATACGGGCCGAGCTCGTCGCTGCGCTGGATGGCGTCTCCGCCACATTCAACGGGGACCCGATCACCCTGTCGGCGAAACCGGTCCAGCCGCACCCGATCGCGGTATGGGACGTGTGGCCGACGTGGCAGACCGCCCGGCCGGTGGCGATGTGCGTGGCGGAAACCGACTGGCAGACATGCGTCGCGCTGCCAGGTGGTGATCCGATGTCAACGGTGGCGGCCGGGGATGCCCTGATAGACCCGGTCGCCACCGCCCTGGCCGAATACCAGATCACGACCATCACGCCGGGGCAGGTGATCGTCGCCGACGGCGGCAACGTCCCGGTGCTGATCTTCAACGTCACCGTTTAGGAGAGGAACATGGCCGGTACCGCTACGAAACTCGGCCCGGGTGAACTCACCATCGGCGCGACCGCGCCCGACATGCTCGACATGTCGTGCCAGTTGTCGGCCGCCATGGTCGAGTGGTCGAAGGATAAAGAGGACGACATCCCGACCCTGTGTGGGGACACCCTGGCCGGGGCGGCGACCTACACCGCGAAGATGACCGGCACGGTCCTGCTGGACCTGTCCGACGGCGGCATGGTCGATTTCACCTGGGACAACAAGGGCAACAGCTTCCCGTTCGTGTTCACCCCGAACACGGCCGCGGGGAAGTCCGTGACCGGCACCCTGACCGTCGACCCGCTCGACGTCGGCGGCGACGAGGTCAAGAAGAACATGTCCGTAGATTTCGAGTGGGACATCGTCGGCGACCCGGTGTGGGGGACCAGCCCTGTGACCACCGCCCGGGAACGCGTCGGAGTATGACCACCCCCGGGGTGCAGGTCATCGGCGCGGACCGGCTCGCGGCGACGATGGCCGCCGCCGCCAGGTCGATGACCGACATGCGCGCCGTGAGCCAGGGCATCGCGGTCCGGATGGCCAACACGTCCCGCGGCCGGGCGCCGCGGCGTACGGGCCGCCTCGCCGGATCCACCCGCCCCGCGTGGGACCGCGCCACCGCGACGGTCACCGCCGGAGGCCCCGGCATCCCCTACGCCCGGGTCATCCACAACGGCTGGCCGGGCCACAACATCGAACCGCAGCCGTGGCTGGCGGAAACCCTGCAGAGCTCGCAACCCGCCGCGGTCGCCGCGATCGACGACCGCATCACCCGCATCGTGTCCACGATCCACGGAGCGACCTGATGAGTGACCAGAAACTGACCGCCCCCCGGTACCGCCTGTACATGGCCGACGGGACGCAACACGAAATTCAAGTCGCGAACGCCGACATGGTTTCGTTCGACCGTGAGAAGGCCCGCCACCGCGACTGGCCCGGGATGCAGGAAGGGATCTTCTTCTTCCAGAACTTCGTGTGCTGGCACGCCGCGGTACGCCTCGAACTGGTCAACATGACGCTCGGCCAGTTCGAGAAAGACGTGGCGCACATCGAACCGATTCAGGACCCCGCCGCGGACGATGACGTGGACCCTACCCCGCCGGATCCCGGGCCCGGATGGTCGTCGCCATAGCCCTGGCCACCGCGACCGCCCCGGCGGCGTGGTGGGACGAAGACGACGCGACCATCGCGACCGCCCTGGCGCTACTCGAGGAGCAGCAGGAACGCTGACATGGCCCTGAGTACGACACTCATCGTCAAGGTCGTTGCGGACACCACACAGGCCGCGGCGAAGCTGCAGTCCGCCGGGAAGACCACCAGTAAGTGGGCGAGCGGGATCCAGAAAGCGGCCCTGCCCGCGATCGCGATCGGCACCGCAGCGCTCGCCGGCGCCGACATGGTCATCGACGCCGCGAAGAAACAACAGCAGGCGATGGCCGCCGTCGACACCGTGTTTGGGAAATCGGCCGACACCGTCAAGGCATGGGCGGCGACCGCAGCGGATAGCGTCGGCCTCGCCGCGGCTGACTACGCCCGGACGGCGGCGCTCATCGGCTCGCAGCTGGGCAACCTGGGCATACCGCAGGATCAGGTGATCGGCAAGACGAAGGATCTGATCAAGATGGGCGCCGACCTGGCGGCGACCTACGGCGGTACGACCGTCGAAGCGGTTCAGGCGCTATCAGCCACCCTGCGCGGCGAATATGATCCGATCGAACGGTACGGAATCAACGTCAAACAGGCCGATGTCAACGCCCGCCTATTGGCCAAGGGACAAAACAAGCTGACCGGCCAACAGGCGAAGGCAGCCCGCGCCGCCGCCGTCCTGGCGCTGATGCAGCAAGCCGGCGCAACGACGGCCGATCAATTCGCCCGCAACTCCAACACCCTCGCCGTCGCCCAACAGAAAGCCGCGGCGAAATTCGAGAACGCGAAGGCCGCGATCGGGCAGGCCCTGCTACCTGCCATGACCGCCCTCACGACGGTCCTGGCCGGCGTAGCCCAGTGGGCGGGGAAACACCCCAAGCTGTTCACTGCGATCATCGTCGCCGTGCTGGCGCTGGCCGCCGCGGTCATCATCCTCAACGTCGCGTTGGCCATCACGAACGCCCTGGCCGCGCCGCTGGTAGTGCCCATCCTGGCGATCGTCGCCGCCATAGCCCTGTTCGTCGCCGCGGTCGTCCTGGCATGGAAAAACTCCGAAGCATTCCGCACCGCCGTCCTGAAAGCCTGGGCCGAGATCAAATCGGCAGCCGGGTCGGTCGCCGCCGCCGCCGTCGACGCATGGCGGCAGCTGCAGCCCACATTTCAGGAGGTCGCGGCGACCGTCCGCACCGCCGTCCCGGCGATGATCGCGGCGTGGAAGATCCTGACGCCCAGCATCGGCACGACCGTCACCGTCATCAAGGCCCTGATCCGGGCGATCGTCTTCGCGATACAGGTCCTGTGGTCCTCCACGAAAATCGTCATCGCCGGGGTCGTCGCCCAATGGCGCATGCTGCGCTCGGCGGTCGCCATCATCGCCACCGCGATCGCCGTCACGTTCCGCGCCGTCGCCACCGCCGCCCGCACCCTGTGGTCCGCGGTCGTCAACGCAGCCAACGGCATCCGCTCCGCGTGGCAGTCGGTGCGCAACAGCGTCGCCGTCGACTGGCTCGTGAACGCGTTCCGCACCGCGAAGGACACGATCATCGGGATATTCGACGGCATCGCCAACGGGATCGCCGGTGCGATCGACCGCGTCAAGTCGATGATCCAGTCCCTGATCGACAAGATCAAAAGCATCCCCGGTATCCCGTCAGCGTTGAAACCGTTCCTGGGGGTCGCCGGCCTGGCGGCACCCGCCCCGGTCGCGCCCGCACCCATGCCCGCCACCGCCGCGACCACCCACACAAGATCAACATCAACGGACCCGCGCTCGCCGGCCAACCCCCTCGCGGGTGCGACGTTCCAACTGGTCCTCGACGGCCAGGTCGTGGAGAAGGCCGTCACGAAAGTGACCGTCGCGCAGAACCGGATCTTGGCGCGGCGGATCCTCAACGGACGGCCGGCGCAGTGACCACCACCCCGGGCGCGGCGACGGCCACCGGGCACACCGACGCGTCGCCCTGCCCCCGGGTCGATGTCGTGTTCACCCCACCGGCGGGGGTCGTCACCGTCACCGTGAACCGCAACTCGTCGACGGGCAAGGAACCGGTACGCGCAGCGGTCCGTAAACCGGTCGGGGTCGGGCCCACGATCGTCGTTGATTTCGAGGCGCCGTTCGGGGTGGCGCTGACATACACGCTGATCGGTTATGACGCCGCCGGTGTGCCGTCGACGGAGTCGGCCGCATCCAACGCCGTCACGTTGAACGTGGCGACCGGCTGCCCGTGGGTGATCGACCCGTCGAACCCGTCCCTGGCGATGACGTGGACGGCGCTGGAGTGGCCCAGCCGCACATACGCCCGCGACATGGCGCAGCTGCGCCCGCTCGTCGCGGACTCCGCGATCGTGATCACCGGCCGCCGCAGTCAACCCGCCTCGGTGATGGACATCCTGACGCAGTCCGCCGCCGCCGCGGCCACCCTCACCGCCCTGGCCGATGTGCCGGTCATCCAGCTGCGCACCCCGACGTCGTGGTATTGGCGCGGTGGTTTCTTCGCGATGGGGGACCTCACCGAAACCGCGATGTTCTTCGACGCGACCGACCCCCGGCAGCAGTGGCACACCGAACTCATCCCGGCCGGGCGGCCCGACCCGGGCCTGTTCTTCCCCGTCTACACGTGGGCGACGGTCAAGGCCCTGTACTCGAGCTGGAACGCGCTGATGAGCAGTAAGGCGACGTGGCTCGAGGTCCTGCGCAACCCCGACCCGGGCGCGTAGTCATGGCGCTGCTGCCCGTCTCCGCGACGTTCGCCGCCGCTGTCCGCAGCTCCCACCGGATCGTGATCCGCGGCGACGTCTGGTACGGCGGGCAGATGATCATCGGGGATGTGCCGATCACCGGCGGCACGCTCACCATCGACGACGACGCCGATATCCGCAGCGGCGGCACCGTCACCGTTGCCGACCGCACTGGGGCATGGGTGCCCGTCATCGGGCAGGAGACCACCCGCATCACCCCGTGGGGTCATGAGATCCAGCTCCGCTACGGCGTGGTCCTACCCTCGGGCGGCACCGAGTATGTGTCGCTGGGCTGGTTCCGGATCCAGAACGCCACATCCGACGAACGGTGGCGCACCGACCCGACCGGCGCATGGGTCTCCGGCGGCGCGGAGCTCGAGCTGGAACTCGTCGACCGGATGGCACGGGTCGACGACTCGAAGTTCCTCACGATCAGCCAGCCCGGAGCGGGGGCGAAATGCCTCGCCGAGATCCGCCGCCTGTGTGCCGGGCTGGTGCCCATCGCCGCGTGGCCCGCGGTCACCGACCCGAACGTCCCCGCCGATGTGATCTACGACGACAACCGCATGGCCGCGGTCAAGTCCCTGGCCGGCGTCGCCGGAGTGAAAGTGTTCATGGACCGCGCTGGAAACCTTGCCATCCGACAACTGGCCACCGTGACCAGTGGGGACATCACGGTCACCGGCGCCGTCGACGGCGGGCTGATAACCATCAGCGAGGAGTACGGCCGCGACGGGATCTATAACGCCACGGTCGCCCGCGGGGAACAGGACACCGACGCCGCCCCGGTGCAGGGCATCGCCTACGACACCGACCCGACGTCCCCGACCCGATGGGATGGGCCGTTCGGGCGGGTGCCGGCGTTCTACGCCTCGCCGATGATCACGACCGTTGCGCAGGCCCAGGCCGCCGCGACGACCCGATTGAACACCTACCTGAAAAGCAGGCAGCAGGACATCACGGTCGGGCTCGTGCCGAACCCGGCGATGGAACCGGGCCTGACCACCGTCACGATCGTCACCCCGCGGCGTACCGTCACCGGCCGCCTACGCCGGCTCGTATTGCCGATGTCCGCCGACGGCCCCGCCACCGCCACCGTTCAGGTCGCGCCGAGTCTGCCGACGCTATGAGGAGGCCCTGATGCCACCCGTTGACCTGGCCGGGGTCCTGGCCCCGAAACCATCCGCCGCGGCCAGCCTGCGCACCGGGGTCGTCGCCGCGCTCGTGGCCGGGAACCGCCTGCAGGTCAACGTCAACGGCGCGAACATCACCATGCGCCGCGGGCTGCATTTCACACCCGCCGTCGGCGATGTGGTCCTGGTGGCCACCACCGACATCGGCGAAGCATGGGCGATCATGGCCCTGGCCACCGGCACCGCCCCAACCCCCGTGCCGACGCCCCCAGCTGTCCCCGCCGGGGGGTCGATCACCTGGCCGGCGCTCGACGCCGGGACCTGGCGCGGCGCCCGCCGCACCGACCGCACCGACGTCCTATCCGGCGACGACGACGGCACCGGCGTCAACCGCGGCGCCTGGTTCTACGGCGACGCGATCGCCGCGACCATGACCGGGCTGAGTCTCACCACCGCGCAGGTATTCGTCGACCGCCGCGGCGGGACCCCCGCCGACCCCGCGAATATCAGCCTGTACCTGCACAACTCGAAAACCGCCCCCACATCCGGCGACCCGGTATCCGTGGCCGGCCCCACTGTCATCGGCGCGGTCGCGGTCGGCGCCGCGGCGTGGCTGCCCGTGCCGATCGCATGGATCAATCAGATCATCGCCGGGACCGCCGCCGGCCTCGGCATATACACCGCCACCGCGGCACCATTCGTGGCCCTGGCATCCCTGACGCAGTCAGGCCAGACCGGCGCGCTCAACATCACCTGGGTATGAGGAGAAGACCATGGGCAACACCCCCTACTACGCCATTCCATATCCAGACTCCACGAACGCGCCCGACGGCCCGACGCAGATGAAAGCCATCGGCGACAAGATCGAATCGCTGCTGAAAGACGGCTTCACGATGCCCACCGGCGATTTCAAGGTCGGGGACGTCGCCAACGCCACCACGCGATATGTACGGCTGCTGAAACTCGACGGGGGCAGCACATACGAATGCATCATCGGCGTGCCCAGCGGCGGGGGCCTGCTGCTCGACGTCTACCAGGCCGGCGCTCAAAAGGTCGGGTTGACGATGCGATCGACCGGCGTGGTCTATCAGGTCGTTTCCGGCGTCAGCCGACCCCTACCCTTCGCCATGTTCACCGCCAATCAGAGCGTCCCGACCGGCGGGGGCGGCGCATCCATCACGCTCCCGGCGGGCCGGTTCACGGCCGTGCCGACATGTTCGGCCAACCTCTACGGCTCGACGAGCTTTCACGCCAACGTGGCGATTATCAGCACCACGTCGGTCAACGTCGTGACCAATGCCGCTGCGGCGGCGCCATGCGACGTGATGTGCGTCCAGATGACACCCACCGGCGTCGGACTACGGCGGGAGGCGCCGCCGATGCCCAAGTCTGCCGTGACCCGTACCGCGACCTGCCACACCGAGGGATGCGACAACGCCGAACACGCCCTCGAGGTCGTCTCGATCACCGACGAGACGCTGATCGTCTGCGGCGTCTGCGGCGTCGACATCGCCGACGTCGCCGGCGGCCCCGCCGCCGCCCGCAGGAAGGCATCCCGGAAGGGCGAGCCGGAGGCGCTACGGGACCAGGCCGCCGCCGACCAGCCGGAATAACGCTGCCCCTGAGGGGCAAATACGCCCCGGAACGCCGCTAGCTACATCGAGACAGCGGGACATTTCCGGCAGTTGTCCGGGTGCTGATGTCCGGGTAATGTGCGTTTCTGCAGGTCAGCGGCGTGTCAAGCGCAGAAGTGGTGCATCTCCGGTAGTCACGGTTGATCATGCCCTTGACCTGCGCAAATATGGTCGACCACCTTTCGAGGGGCACGGGGGATGCACTCCGAGGGGCAGAACCGGTGCCGCCGGCGCGTAACCCGCGACGGCGCCGGACGTGTTGGCCAACCCAGAAGCCGGCACGACAGGAGGCCCCCCGAACATGGTCAAGAGAACCGCGGCGACGATCGAAACCCGCCACAACCCCAGCGACGGCAGCACCACCTACCGCGTGCGCTGGCCCGAACGCGACCGGGCCGCCCGGGCCGCCGGCGCACCGGCCCGACCCACATGTACGTTCAACACCCGCGAGCTCGGCGATAAGGCCCAGGCGTATGCGCAGCGACTGCAGGCCCTGGTGGCGGCCAACGGCGGCGCCACACCGACACCCGACCAGCTGCGGGCCTGCGGCCTCGGGTGGAAACTTCCCGCCCAGCCCCGGCCGGCGGGATCGCCGACCCGCCCGCCGGCCGCCCGATACGTCACCGTGGCCGATGCCTGCCGGCGGTACCTGACGTGGAAACAGAAATCGATGCGCCCGCTGAGCAAAGGAAGTTTCGACAAACACCAGGAACAGATCCGCTGCCACATCGAACCGCTGCCGCTGGGCCGCGCCAGCATCGCCGATGCGCAGACCGGCGAACAGACCGACGAACGCAACCCCGACCCCGATACCTGCCTGGCATGGCAATCCCAATTGATGCACCGACCGGCCCGACCGTTGTCGGTGAACACGATCGCCGATGTGCGGACGTTTCTGTTTTCCGTATTCGACTGGGCCACCACCACCAATTCCGGTCGCATTCCGCTGCGCACTACGCAGAATCCGCTACGGGGAATGGAAACGCCGCGGTCGGTCAGCCGCCAACAGAAACCCATCCTGCATAACCCGGCCGAGGTGGCGACGTTCCTGCGCATCGCATATCAGGTCAGTCCGCGTTTCGCTGCGGTGCTGCTGGTCATGCTGGTCACGGGCCTGCGGATCTGTGAGGTGACTTGCCTGGCACCAGCCGACGTCGACCCGAGCCGCAACATTCTCCACATCCGCCGGCACTGGGGCGCCGCAGGCGACAAGCGGCCAGGTAGAAAGAACGGTGACGACGGTGAGATTCCCGTCCCCGGCTGGATCATGCAGCGGATCCTGGTACCCCTGGCGCAACATGACCGGGAGCTCGTATTGGCCAACCGGGCCGGTCGACGGTGGCAGACGGAGGATTACTATCTCGACCAGATCAACACGCTCATAGGCGAGGCCGGCATCCCGCGGCATTTCACGACCCATTCCATGCGCCACACCTATTCGAACTGGCTGAAACGACCCCTGCGGCACCCGGAGGTCCTGGGTGCTGCGCTCGGCCACCGTAGAAAAACAGTGACCGGCGAATATATCCGGCTCACCGACGAGGACATGGCCGACATCCGCGCCGGAATCAACGCGCTGGTACCGGAATCGGCCTGGCCCGACCCGCCGCCCGCGACACCCAGCCCCACACCCGCGCTGCGCACATCGGCCGCCGGCAGGCACCTGGCGATCGTGCCGGAGTTCCGCGCCGCGTAGCACCGGGGGCCCCGCAGGGGTGAACCCGCCACCCGGCCGTGCCGGCACCGGCCCGCACCGGCCCGCACCGGCCGGGCCGGTCCCTACATTTCCTGACCCCTACGCACACCCGCTGGCCTGCGGTCCATCACCTGCCCGCGTGACGTCCTGATCGGGTTGCGCGTTGCCCCCTGTGACGGGCCTTACAGTGCCCGTTACAGGGGGAAGCACGACGCTCCGGGGGATGTGACGTGATGACAGATAGTGATCCGGGCATGACGGAAACCGCACCCGAAAACGGGGGGGGGGTCCCGTCCGAACACCACATCGATGACGACCTAATTGATCTTGATTTGGCGCCGCGACCGGCGCTGGAGGCGCCGCAACGCGGCGACCTGTTCCACCTGTACTCGATCCCGCAGGCCGCCCCGTGGCTGGGCATGTCCGCCGACACCCTGCGCCAGCTGGTCCACGAAAATCTGATCCCCCGACATTTCCTGTCCCGGCCCACCCCCGGTAAGACGATGTTGAGCGGGGACGCGATCCATGCCCTGATGGACTGGTTCCGCGAAGTCGACTGGGCGGCCATGCGGGAAGCCCCGCCGCCGGCGGCACGTCCGTACCGCGGGCGGTGGCGGGCGTCGTGAGGCGCCGCCTGTCGACGTGCCGGTGGTGCCAGGCGCCGATCCGCTGGACCGTCACCGAAAAAGGGCATCACCTGCCGATCGACCCCCACCCGGTCAGCGACGGGAATCTGATCCTCGACCGGTCCGTCGCCGGGCCCCGGGTGCGGGCGATCCGGCCAGGCGACAAGGTCGGACCCAACCAGCCCCGCTGGGTGGCGCACGCCGTCACCTGCACCAGCCGCCAGGCCGCGCGGGCCCGGGACCGCTACGCCCCGCACGCCGTCCCCGCGACCCTCGGTGAACAGCTGGAAATGCCGTTTCCCGTCGACGAACGCCCCCGGCGGTAGCGGCCATGGCCACGATGCAGGTCACGTTGCACCGCCGATCCTGGGGGCCGCTGGCCGAGCTCGGCGCGCAGCTGCTGGCCGAACCCGGCCGGGCCCGCCTCGCCATCGCCGTCCTCGACGTGACCCCCAGCCGCCCCGACCCGTTCGACCCGGGCCGCCCACTGGGCGAGGTCACCATCCGGCACCTGGCCGCGATCTCCGACGACGCTGACCGGCGCATCGGGCGGATGCTGCTGCGCCGTGAGTACGAACGTCTCGCCGACCGGCCCGTCCTGCCATGGCAACTCGAGCAGGACCTGGACGGCGTCCTGCAGACCATGCCCATCCGCGAGAAAGGCGGCAGCAGATGACCGACGCCGAACAGCCCCCCGACGATCAGCGACTGGAAGATCCGCCGCCTAGCGCCGTCGACGGCGCCCGGCAACGCGGCCGGTCACCGGCCCGTCTGGAGCTGCGCAGCCGGTTCTACTACGGCGAGCTCCCGGAGATCGACATCACATGGGAGGGATGCAGCCCGTCGATCGAGAACTTCATCCGGCTGCTGCGGGTCCTGGCGACGTACCCGGATAGGACGCCCCGTCCGGGTCCGGAAGCACACCAGCGGTGAGCGTGAGCGCGCTGACACGTCGCGGTTCCACCCGGCACTGGCGCCGGATCCGCGACGCGATCCTCATCCGCGACGGCCACCGCTGCCAGATGATCCGCGACGGCCAGCGCTGCGGCGCCACCGCGACCGACGTCAACCACAAGGTCCGCCGCGCCGATGCGCCCCGCGGGTTCCCGGTCGACGCGCCGTCGAACCTCGAGGCCGCATGCCCGGTGTGTAACCGGGGCGTGCGGATCGGCCGGGACCTGCGCCCGGTGCATCCCACACCCGCCCAGCTGGTCATCGCGCAGCTGCTCGACCGCGCCGACGTCCCCTACACCGCCGGACGCCGTAAGGCCCTGCCGGCGCTCATCAACGCCGGGCACCCATGGCGCAACCGCGATGTGGACGCCGCGTGCCTGTGGCGCCGGCAGCGGGGACCGCTGATCCGTGTGTGACGACTACTACACCGATGAAGAGGAGGCCGCCATGGCGTGGCTTCGGCTCGATGACGGCCTGGACAACGACCCGATCATCCTGAACATCGCCCGCAGCCGCGCCGACGCGATGCGGATCCTCGGATCCCTGACCGGCATGATGCTCTACGCCGCCCGGCATCTGACCGACGGCTTCCTACCGGAGCTCATCGTGCGCGAACACCTGCGCTCGAAACGCCTCCGGGAGGCGTTCACCCATCCGCCAGGTGGCGGGACGCCGCTGCTGCACCGCCGCGGCGACACCTGCGAATGCCTCGACGGCCGCCTGTGGCCGGCGACCGGCGCCGATTACGCCATCCATCACTATCTGCAGTCGAACCCGACCCGCGGCGAATATGACGTGCAGCGCGCCAAACAAGCCGAGCTGCGCGACAGGGAGCTCCTGGCCGCGGTGCGGCGCCGTGATGGCGACTGCTGCCGCTACTGCGGAACGAAAACCCGCTGGGCCGATCGGCGCTCCGGCGGGGGCATGGTGCTGGATCACATCGACCCGGGCGTCGCCGCGGGGGCGATGAACCTGGTGATCGCCTGCAGGTCATGCAACAGCCGTAAGGGCAACCGCACACCCGAGGCCGCCGCCATGACCGTCCTGCCGCCGCTGGGGCAGACCAGCGACGAAACCAACGCGCCGACCAACGGGTCGACCAACGGGAAAACCAACTGGTCGACCACAGATGCGACCACTCACGCGCCCGTACGGGACGGGACGGGACGGGTTAACGCCGCAGCAGGCGACGCCGGGCCCAACGGAATCCGCACCACCACCGGCCCGATACCGGCGCGACCGGACTCGGCCCATCCGAACCCGTACCACCGCAGCGCCATCACCGGACCTGATCCCGCCGACCATCCGGGACTACCCACCTAACCCGAGAGGACATGCCCCCCATGCATGACCCACTAGCACGCGCCGACGCCCTCGCCGACCGCCTGGCCGTCGCCATCCAACGCCTGACCGGAACCGGCGCCGACGCCACACCCGGCGGCCCCGTCGTCGCGGACCTGCGCAACGTCGGCGCCCTGGCCAGCGTCGCCTCCACCCTCGCATTGGTCTCCATCGCCCGCGACATACACCGGGCCGTGGACATGGCCGCCGAGTATTACTTCGATGTGGAGGACGACGAGTGAACCAAACCGATGAGGACGCGCGACGGCACCTGATGCTGGCGATGCGATACACGCTGGATGTGCTCGACAGCCTGAGCAACGCCCTGCGGGAAATCACCCGGGAGACACTCGAGGAACCGGTGGTACACCGGCGGCCGTCGCCGACGCCGTACCGCAGCGACAACGCCACCAAGGGCCGCAGCTTCCTGGGCCGGCACCGCCCTCGCGAGGCGTCGACACTCGACCTATTCCGGCGGCAGCCATGAAACGCCGACTGCTCCTGAGTCAACGGCTGCTGCGACTGGCCAACTACGTGGTCACACACCCACACGCCACCGACGACCCCGGCATCACGCTATGGATCGCCTACCCCATCGCCCAGTGGTACCTGGCCGCCGCCGCCGCGCTGATGGTCGCCGAGCTCGACAACGCCCAGGACCCGCCACCGCACACACCAGCTGGACTAATGGAGGTCTCACGATGACCATCACCACACTCGAGATCATCGCCACCATCGCCATCGTCGTCATCGCCCTGACCCTGCTGGTGCGCCGATGACCTCACGTAAGCGCTGCCGTGGGCACGCTGCACCCGTGAACTCCGGCGCGGGCGCATCGATCGATGCGGTTTTTTATGGGGGCCTCGACCCTGGGACAC